ACTCGCCATGGTGTTCAACCAATATTTATAGGAGAAATCAATGATGAAGCCGTATATCAAGTCCGTGAAACTCTTCGAGGTGCAAGACCTTTACGGTCATCACCTCCTTGGTCTCGTGAACCTGGTCTACGATCCTTCCTCAAAGATTGGGTCAGGCCCTTCCCGTCTTGACGTTCGGATTGTCCTCGATGGCAACATTGAGGATGATCTTTCGTTTAAGATGGATTGGGACTTTCTCGATCCTACAAAGGTTGATGAAACACCAACTTTCACCCCGCCGGCGCAAGTCAATGAATGGGAGGTAATCCCCTTTGACTTTGCGCTTAAGGACGTGGAAGGTGACGAGTCTCTCATGAGCCCTCGGGCTCTTAATGCTGTTCTTTAATCATGGCAGCCAAGTCGACGAAGCGGTATTATAATTCCAAGTTCCATTCAGACGGTGATACCAACAACGCCGGAAACTACTTCTCGTGGGATAAGTCTTGGCCGACTAATCTCACTGATGATAGGTCCGACGCTGGAGGATTCATCAACTGGAGAGAGCTGATTAGGGATCATAAGCCCGCAACAACGCCTGTTAATGGCCGCCGATGGGTCGCTCATCAAAGCCCCGGAAGGGGTGTAATGTTCCAATTGATGAAACGATCCTTGATCACAGACCCGTATATCCGTTGCCCAGTTTACTGGCATGGATATCCTTGGCCTACGCGAGTTAGTGGCGTAGCGTCTGCGACCGTGATTACTGACGGTGTTGCCGATAGGATAGCAACCAAAAAGTTCTTCCGAAAGTACAACGCGACAACGCGAGGCAGTGATGGCCTCGTTAGTCTCGGTGAGCTTCGGGAAACTCTAAGGATGCTAAGGAAGCCGGCAGAGTCTCTTATGAATGCTGTCCGCGGAGATTATCTCGATGCGGTTAAGCGTCATAAGAGGCAATCACCTAAGTCAGATCCTGACCGGTGGAAGCGTGCTCTGTCGGGGTTATGGCTCGAGCAATCTTTCGGATGGCGCCCGCTGCTTAACGACATAAGTAACGCCTATGACGCGCTGGACCTCTACAACGAGAGTCCAGTTCACGTCAAGATGATTACTGCGGTCGGCAAGCAAACGCAAGCGCTACCCGGTGCCGCGGAACACTTTTGGGCTCCTGACCTCCACGATTTGTGGTTCTCAGGTATGGAGAAGAAATATCTCCGCCAAAAAGTTAAATACCGTGGCAAATATGTTCGAGCTAGAACCGAGATCAAGGCCCTCTCAAACGCTAAACGTGCTAGTGAAGCTTTTGGTTTAGAGCTTAACCAGTTCGTTCCTGCAGCTTGGGAGCTTTTGCCTTGGTCATTCCTGATCGACTATTTCTCCAATATTGGAGATATCCTGGAGCAATCCTTTACTGATCTTAGACATCTAGCTTGGTGCAACAAGACCGTAGTGAACGATGGCGTTTATGAGCTAGCAATGGCTCTCAACGTCGCGCAAACTAAGGCCGCTGTTGACTTCGTTAATTGGTCTAAGTTCGATGGGTACCAGGAACAGTCGGTTGCCTCTACTAGCCTTACCTACCGGCAATTCTCTAGAGGGTCAGGTGGACCTAACGTTCAAAGGCTTGCTTTTGAACTTCCAGGTTCTCCTATGAAGTGGCTGAATATGGCTGCTTTGGCCGTCCAAGCGAATGCCATCCATCCCCAGAAATACTATTCTAGGAATAGGTAACCCTATGGCAATCACCTTTACCAGCCCTGTTACCGGGGCGGCGCAGACGGGCCTGACTACGCCCACCTATACGCATGTCAACGACGTAGCGCCCGATATTAACGGTCGCCAAGTTGCTGTCACTGCGCTCGGTGGTACGCAGACCGGTGTCCGCACGCATAGTGCCACTGACCCCTTTACTTTGACGTCTTTTCGACCCAAGGTCTTCCAAGCCCTTGGTAAAGCGAATCCGACGACAGGGGTCATCAAGTATGTTCCAATGAACCGCTATAGGATTCTCACCCGTAAGGGTGCGCTTCCGCTTGCGGGGCAAGCCTACGCTGTTGCTATGATGGACACTATTATGTCCGTCCCAGCAGGCGCTGACACTGCCGACACTCCTAACCTTCGTGCAATGTGTTCCCTTCACATCGGTGCGCTTAGCCAGCAGTCTGCTGGCATTGGCGATACCCTCGTGACTGGAGTCATGTAGCACGTTCGTCGAGTCCACACCCGATACGCTGGGTGTTTCCTTTAATAGGAGTTCAATCATGGAACGACTTTTTGGGTGGACACTATGCCTACTTGCGCTAGTAATCTTACTCAGCTACTTGAGTCCGATTTGGAATCCTCAGGGTTTAGGCCGAGTTTCTGCGGCCCTTACCAACCCGACGCCGGCCGCTTTCAAGCAACTCTTGCAAGCCTTCACCGGAGTCTTCTAAAGAAATATACTTATGAAGACGAAAGTGACGACGAAGCAAGAAACGCAAGAGCGCTCGAGCTTTTTCTCGCGTGCAACAATCGTTGTGCGAGCTGGGATGGTTTGGCTCCTGAGGACGATGAAATGGTGGTGGCCATCGGCGAAGCTAAAGCGACGCTAGACGGTTTCTGCCATGACGAGCAAGGGCGCGGGATACTTTTGACCTTCAACAAGATCCGTGAGGGTCTTGATGTCGGTCGTGGAGCCAACATTGGTTGTACTAATGTTGACTTCTATAGTAAAGTATTCTGCTCCCAAGCCACGTCTTCATCGTCGGATCTAGTCGATCTCTATCGACTCGCTATCTCTGATGACCCAAACTGGAATCTCGCTGAAAGAAATCGAGAGGCCAAGACAGGACATAGGATAGTCGCAGGTAGTAGTCTTACTTTTGTTCCTAAGACCGCAGCGATCTCGCGGACCATATGTACCGAGCCTCTTCTGAACATGCTATTTCAGAAGGGTATAGAGCGTTGTCTTACCAGGAGGTTGCGACAGTTCTTTGGTATAGATCTGTCGTCTCAGCCTGAGAAAAATCGCGCTCTTGCTCGGGTAGGAAGCAGAACCGGTCGTTTTGCTACAATTGACCTTAGTTCCGCCTCCGATCTCAACTCTTCCAAGATGGTTAACGAGTTCTTCCCTCCATCATTCTACCGATGGTTAGAAAGAACAAGGTCCCCGTCTACCGTACTACCAAACGGTCAAGTGGTCGAG